ATTACTGCCCCGCGCTGTCCGAAAAGACGGCCCAGGGTATGCGCGAACGGGCCAGGACTGACCCGGCCGGATTCGCCGAGTACGTCAGCCGGGTTATTTTCGAGAGGATTACGGGGAAAGTGGTTGACGGATGATATTGCTAGTGCAATAATTGACTCATCGAAACGAACCGCGAACAGGGGAACGACATGAGCTTTGTTTTTATCAGTGCAGCGGAAAAAGCCACCCAAGCTGCCAAGGCATCGGTAGCCAACCTGCTGGCCGCTCTGAACGCGGCTGGTGTGCCGGTGATCGTTAATGTGACCGACACGGCACCGACATTCCGCATTGCGCGGAAAGAAGTCACGGCTGGATACGGACGATGGGAAAAAACGGACACCGTGATGGTGTTCTCCGGAAAGCCAGCCGCTAATGATGTGGCTACCGACAGCAAGGACGCTGGGTGGGCGACGGCGTTTGCGCCAACGTTCCGTGATGATGACGGCGAGAGCTGTCTGCGCGGCACTGCATCGCAGTGCGTTGTTTTCGAGTTCAGCGCGGCAGAAGCGATTTCCGCTGGGGTGGTGTGGAATGATTAATCTGACCCAACACACCGCCACCACAGAGCAGTCTGATGCTGGCGTTGTTGCTGCGCCGTTCGCGGAGCGCCTTCCGTCCCTGTTGACGTTCGTCGGCATCCCGACGCCGGTGGAAATCCGCCAGCGTGCGGAAGTCATCGCCAGCCTCGCTGCTGATACGGGCGCGAAGTGCGCCATGATCGGCGGCGCTCCGTTCTTCATGGGGCCGCTGGAAGTGGCTCTTCACGCGGTCGGCATCCATGCCGTGTTCGCGTTTTCAGACAGGGTATCGGTCGAGGAGGCGCAGGCTGATGGGTCTGTGCGCAAGGTTAATGTGTTCCGGCACATTGGTTTTGCCAGTTCAGGGATGTTCTGATGGCACGGAGCGGCCAGACCGCTCCAAACAACGGGGATTTAGCCATGAAGGTTTTAGTGGCGTGTGAATATTCGGGGATTGTGCGGGATGCTTTCATTGCGCTTGGCCATGACGCCATGTCCTGCGACCTGCTGCCGACTGAAAAGCCGGGGCCGCATTACATGGGCGACGTGTTCGACGTGATCGACTATCCGTGGGATTTGATGATTGCACACCCGCCATGCACTCACCTCAGCGTGAGTGGTGCGCGGCACTTTGCAGCCAAGCGGATGGATGGCAGGCAGCAGGAGGCCGTAGCTTTTTTCATGCGGTTAATTCGGCGCAGTGAGCATATCAAGCGGACAGCGATTGAAAACCCGGTTTGCATCATGTCGAGTTTGTATTGCAAGCCCGATCAGATCATCCAGCCATGGCAGTTCGGGCATGGCGAGACAAAGGCTACCTGCCTGTGGTTGAAAGGATTGCCATTGCTCCAGCCAACAAACATTGTCAGCGGGCGCGATGACCGCATACACAAGATGCCGCCGAGTCCTGACCGGTGGAAAGAGCGCAGTAAAACGTATCAGGGCATTGCGGACGCCTTCGCCGCACAATGGAGCATTTAACATGAGATCATGGGAACAACGCGAATCAGCGCGGACGGGTAAGCCGGTTCCGCAAGTGCTGGCGGAACTGCTGGAGCAATCAGGCGGGAAGTGGGGCGTCATTGGCGCACTGGCAGGCATGACAGGCCAAGCCGCCTACCGCATGTTTGAGCGAAACGGCATCCGCAAGGATCCGGTTTGGGATTTCGAGTTTCACGGAAAGACCGGCAGCATGGCGCAGCACTGCAAAACGCACGGCTTGAACTATTTCGCCGTCAAGCAGTACGCCCGAAGCCACGAGGTCGGCCGCGCCGAGGCGATGGAGCGGTATCTGTCCGGCCAGGTTCGGAAACATCATTGGGGAGTACCGCAATGACCGACCCCGTAAACAACCCCGCCCACTACACCGGCCATGCTTCCGGCGTCCAAGCAATCGAAGTCACGCGCCACCTGTCGTTCAATCGCGGCAATGCGTTTAAATACATTTTTCGGCACAGGGGCAAAGGCGCACCGGCTCAAGACCTGCAAAAAGCCTTGTGGTACATCCGCGACGAGATCAGGCACAAGGGCCGCATTGTCAATCCGAACGAGTATCGCCGCCGTGCGCTGCGTAAAATACTGGACGCCACGCCGGAAACTTGGGAAGCCATGTGTTACCTGCACCTGTGCACGCCTGGAGTGCTGGCGCTGAAAACGGCTGAACAGGCGCTACTTGAGCATATCGGGGCGCAAGCATGACCAATTCCACACCAAAAACGACCGGAACGGCCATTTCCAGCGCCGTTCGTGTGTCAGGTAGTGCGAAGGTACGGGCAAACAAACACAGGGCCGTTAAACGCGAATACAACGGCATGACGTTCGACAGCGGTCGGGAGTTGGCGAGGTGGCAGGAATTGGAGTTGATGCAGAGTGCGGGGGAAATAATCCATCTTGTCCGGCAGGTGCCGTTTGAGTTGGCCCCGCCTGTCGTGCTGGGTGGCCGAAAGAAGCCAGCTATTCGATACGTGGCCGACTTCGCGTACTGGACAGCAACTGGATGCCCGGCGTTTATCGTCGAGGATGCCAAGTCGCCACACCTGCGAAACAATCCGGTTTTCCGCATCAAGATGCACTTGCTGAAACTTGAGCATGGGATTGAGGTAATTTTGGTATGAAAAAACCACTCCAACACCAACCCTTCGCCGCCTTTGTCGTCAAACCTGACGGCATCGAAGGCCCGATACGTCACGAAAACGGATGCGCCAGGTACTGCACGAAGCCGCATAACTGGAAGGTTTCAGCCGTCATCCGATACGAAGATGGCGACCTGATACGGGAAGACGTGGTCAAGTTTGAAGCTAAACGCGCCATGCCAACCGACTTCACGGCGGATATGTACAAGCACCTGAACGACCGCATTGCAGGGCGTAAATGGTATTTTGCGAGGGTGACATGTCGGCCACAATTGAACTGAGTCAACAGGGGTGCAAGATGAAATCAACAAAAGCAAGGCTGTATTTTACGCGCTGTCTCAACATGCGCGCATTGCTCCCGAACCGTCGTCGTTCGTGGGGAAACCTTTACGTGAATGGAGTTGTGTCATGAGCAAGAAACACGAGGAAGACGTTATTTTGTATTGCATGTATTTCGTGGATGAGCTGCGCGAAAAGGGTTACGTCGTTGCGTCCGACAAACTGCACCCGAAAGCGCGGAAATATATCAAGCGCAAGATTGACGCAGGGTTCATGCCGAACGACCGGGAGATGGCGGCAGGTCTTGAGGCTATCAAGTCTGAGTCCGGTTTGCGGCTGGCATGCTATTGAATCAGTCGGAGTTGTTCGGCCAGGATGAGCATGTCTGTCCGGGTTATGATGTTTGCCCCATCGGCATGTGTGGATGCAGATGGATCGGGCTTGGCACTCCGTTCGCCAGTGATGTAAAAAAGCCAGACTTGCCAAACCCTCCGGACGAGGGCTAATATCTGAACATCCCCTTCCCGGAGCCATCCGGGTTTTTATTCCGAGGCCAACATGATTTCATCGCGTGACCTCAACGACCTGCATCCCGCCGTCAAGCGCCGCGCACTGGCCATGATTTCCGCCTGCGATGCTGACGGAATCACCTTGCTAATCACCAGCACCTACCGCGACAATGCCAGCCAAGATAAACTCTACGCACAGGGACGAGGCGGCGCTGTTGGGCCGGTCGTAACCAACGCCAAAGGCGGTCAGTCGTGGCATAACTGGCGTCTGGCGTTTGATATTGTCCCGATTGTTCACGGCAAACCCTGCTGGAGCACGACCGGCGACGCTGGCCGACTCTGGCGCAAAATTGGCGACATCGGTAAATCATGCGGGCTGGAATGGGCTGGCGACTGGAAACGGTTCCCGGAGTTCCCGCATTTTCAATACACGGGCGGCCTGACCCTGGCTGACCTGCAATCCGGAAAGACCATCAGAGGCGACGCATGAGCGCATCCATGAGCCGCATCAAGAGCAAGCTGAAGCGGCAATCCACATGGTCTGGCATCGGTCTGGTGGCGCTGGCACTGACGCCAGTATTCCCGGCCTATGCCGCCTACCTGTCAGCTCTTGCCGGTGTATCCGCCGGGCTGAAGCTGATCATGGCCGAAGACAACACTAAGGACTCAGGCAATGCTGGGCAAAACTGAGCATGTACAGCATGTCCAACACGTAGCGGAGGTGGGCGCGGTGACGGCCAAGGTTACGCCGCCGGTCGTAGTCTCCGGCATGGTGATTGCTGGCTACCCGTTGCAAGACTGGTTGATTGTGCTCACCATCATCTACACGGTCATCCAGATTGTGCTGCTGCTGCCGAAATTGCGGCAGATGTGGGGGAAGCGGTAATGACAACAGGTAGACCGCTGGGGAGACCGCGCACGACCACAGCAGACCTGCCGGATGACTGGCATGAGATCGTTCGTCAGTGCGGGCAGGACGGTCAATCCGCCGTAACCATCCGCTGCAAATTGGGCATTGGAATGTCGGCATGGGAAACATTGCTGGAGGATTCCGAGGATTTTCGTGAAACCGTAAAGGAAGCCAAGGCTCTGTGCGAGCACTGGTGGGAAGAACGCGGCCGAGAAATGGCGATGGGGCTTGAGGGTAACTCGACCGTCTGGATATTCAACATGAAGAACCGGTTCGGCTGGAAGGACAAAACCGAGACCGAGCATACCGGCACTGTACAAGTAACCCAGATCACCCGCCGCATCATCAAGCCGACCCCCGATGGAACTGGTAATTGAGACGCCCGCATGGGCCGAACCGCTGCTATATCCTGCCCGGTACAAGGGCGCAAAAGGCGGGCGAGGCTCTGGAAAATCGCATCTGTTTGCCGAAATGCTCATCGAGGAACACGCAGCAAACCCGCATCAACGCTCCGTCTGTATCCGCGAAATCCAAAAGTCCCTGCAATTCTCCGCTCGCGAGCTGCTGAAGCAAAAAATCACGGCGCTTGGCGTATCGCATCTGTTTGAAGTCACGCTCACCGAGATCCGTTCACGCAACGGCAACGGCATCATCATATTCCAGGGGATGCAGGACCACACCGCCGACTCCATCAAGTCACTGGAAGGATTCGACCGCGCATGGGTGGAAGAAGCACAAAACCTGTCCGCCCGCTCCCTGGAACTGCTGCGCCCGACCATCCGCAACGAGTCATCCGAAATCTGGTTCAGTTGGAACCCTGACCAGCCTGATGACCCTGTTGATAAGTTTTTTGCCGACCGGCCCAAGACAGGCCCGGAAGCGGATGGCTTCATTCTGGTGCATGTCAACAGCACGGATAACCCGTTCCTACCCGAAACGTTACGCAAGGAGCGCGAGTACGACCGGAAATACAATTCCGATTCATTCGCGCATGTTTGGGAAGGCGGGTACAACACGAAATCCGATAGCCAGATATTCAAGGGCAAATGGCGCGTTGATGAGTTCGACCCGGCACCAGACTGGCAAGGGCCATATCACGGGCTGGACTTCGGATTTGCCAACGACCCGAGCGCAGCCGTCAAATGCTGGATACACGACAACCGGCTGTGGATTGAGCGAGAGGCTGGCCGGGTTGGGCTTGAGTTGGACGACACCGCCGCTTATCTGGAGCAGCGCATTCCCGGCATCTGTTCGCATGTCGTCCGCGCTGACTCTGCCCGCCCTGAGTCCATCAGCTACCTGAAGCGCCCAGACCCGAACAAACAGCGCCCGCACATGCCCCGCATTGAGCCGGTGAAGAAATGGGCGGGGAGCGTCGAGGATGGAATTTCCTTCATCCAGTCTTTCCGCGAGATTGTCATCCACACCCGATGCGCCGAAATGCAGAAGGAAGCGCGACTGTACAGTTTCAAGACGGACAAAAGAACAGGTGATATACTGCCCGACATCGAAGACGCCAATAACCACTATTGGGATGCTGTCCGCTATGCACTGGGCGGCATGATCAAGAGTGGCGAAATCCCCGGAATGCCAAAAATGCGGATGAACTTCTGATGACCGACAACGTATCGTTTGAGCGCGCCGACTATCGCGAGGCTCTGCATCAATGGGCATTGGCGCGGGATTTCATTGATGGCCAGGCCGCAGTCAAAGCAAAGGGCGTCCTGTACCTGCCAGACCCGAACATGCTTGGCGACGACAGCAACGGCGCAATCTATGCCCGCTACCTGCAACGCGCCTGCCTTTTTCCGGTCGTTGGCCAGACCTGCAAATCCATGATTGGCGCAGCGTTCGGCAAATGGCCGGAACTGTCCACGCCTGCCAACCTGCAATACGTGGAAACCGACATTGACGGCAGCGGCATCAGCATCTATCAGCAGTCGCAATCCGTCACCGCCGATGTGCTGCGCGCTGGCCGGGCTGCGCTGTTTGTCGATTTCCCTGAATCCTCCGGCGCATTGTCCGTTGCTGACATGCAAACCGGCGCTATCCGGCCCAATGTAATCGCCTATCCGCCCGAAGCCGTCATCAACTGGCGGACGGAAAAAGTCGGGGCGATTAACC